CTACGTTTCCTTTTCCCGCCCCATCCTCAAAACCTCATAAAACGTCCCCCGCCCAAGCCCATCCGACGGCAATTCCTGTTCCTGAGCCAGCGTCTTCAGCTTACGAAGTATCCGATCCGAAGCCGGTTTATCTGACGTTCCATAACGCCCGTCAGTCTCCTCAACCAGAAGCTGAACCAGCAGCCAGCAGAGCCTGGCAGTATTCTCCCGTGCCTTGTCGCGTTTATGCATCCCACGCTGGGAAGGTTGTGCTGAAGCAGTGAGATCCGGTAGCGCGTCGTCACCAAGCGTCTTCAGCCACTTGCGTCCACGGCTGTTACGCGACAGTTTCATCACCGCCTTCAGGCTGCGAGCCTTAATTTCTGGCGGCGTGAGTTCGTCATCAATAAGCCGCCAGGCCAGGGCAAACATCTCATCGGCATAGAACATGCGTTTGTTCGCCGGGGCGCTGACCATGCCTGTGGCTTTGATGGTGCGGCTGATGGCGTCGTGCAGGATACGGTAATTTTCCTGATGTTCTTCCGGCAGGGCGTTTGCAGGTTGGGAAGCATCGAGGCCGAGAAGCAGAAGGGCGAGATGCCGCGCTTCCAGCAGCGGCATATCACATTCCCGTTCAAACAGATTCTGACGAATGGGACTGATCACATTATTCTCCTTCTACGATCCGCAGCGGTTCTTCTTTGCCGAGCAATGCCTGCCGTCTGGCGGCATCAACGTAGTTTCCCCACCACTGCATCAGTGGTCGCCTTTGTTCCAGGTAGTCGCTACGGTTGTAGGCCGCTTCGATCTCATCTTCTTTCTGGTGCGCCAGTGCAGACTCCAGGACTTCACGGGGGAAATGACCTGCGCCTGCGGTCCTGGCAATGCTGCGCATGCCGTGCGCGACCAGCTCACCGCCAAACCCCATACGGATAAGCGCGGCGTTCGCAGTCTGCTGGTGCATATGCTCCAGTGGTTTGCGGATGCTGGGGAAAACCCATGGGCGATGGCGGCTGACGGGCTCCATGATCTGAAGAACGCGCAGCGCCTGTTTGCTGAGTGGCACCGTGTGCGAACGGTTCATCTTCATAAAGGTGTCGGGGATGCGCCATTCCGCTTTTTTCATATCGATGTCGCACCAGCGGGCGCTAACGGCTTCGCCGGGGCGAACCCAGGTCAGTAGCTCCCATTCGATAAGGCAGCGGGTTTCCTTGCGGATAGAGGCGTTCTGTAGCGCCAGCATTAGTCTGCCCAGTTCAGTGGGGTGAAGGGCGGGCATGTTCTGCTTTTTCGGTTTTTTGAAGCGGGCGACCAGGTTGTCAGCCGGATTGAACTCGATGAGCTCTTCGGAGATGGCGAAGCGGAATATTTCATTGAGCCGTGAGATAACCCGCCGCAGCGTTTCGAGGATGCCCTGTTCTTCCAGCGGTGTGAGGTGTTCCTTGAGCATCTTCGGCCGGATCTCGGTAACGGGTGTGTTACCCAGAGAGGGGAAGACGTGCATCTCCAGCGAGCGCCAGACATCTTTGGCGTGGTCTTCGCTAAGATCGCTGGTCCGTTTCTTCTCTTTGAGCCACTGTTCCGCAACTTTTTCCAGCGTGCATTCATTCTGGATGCGTTTTTCTTCGGCTATTCCTGCTAAGTGTTGACGGGGATCGATGCCCTGCCAGAGCAGTCGTCTGTATTTCGTGCGAGTTTCGCGAGCCATGGCCAGTGTAACGACCGGGTAAGGGCCAAGACTGGTTTTGGTGCGCTTTTTGGTGACGGGATGATAATACTCGAAATGCCAGGCCTTCCTCCCTGAAGTCTTAACCAGCAAGTACAGGCCTTCACCGTCCCGTAGCTCATAGTCCGTGCTACGGGGCTTCGCGCCAGCGATCTCCACATTTGTTAAGGGTTTCAGTTGCTTAGGCATGTTTTAGCACCACGCTTTTTTAGCCCCACGATACCGTGGTGCTAAACATGGTGCCAAAAGGTCAAGATTCATACAGAGATCATGACCACACATGCAACAAAAAAGCCTGCAACTCGTTGAAGTTACAGGCTTTTTTAAGGTTCATGATGCATCATGAATGAATGTTTGGTGGAGCTGGCGGGAGTTGAACCCGTGTCCGAAAAAATGTAACTAATTGATTAAAGTGGATTAATTTAATCTAAAAATTACTGCGGCTCCTTTACGGCTCCTTTCTTGTCCCGCCGCTGACCAGGAGTGGTCTTCGTTCGGTGTTTCCGTCGTACTCTTTCAGATAAGATCCGTAATGCCTGAAGAGCATCTCTGGCCCCTTGTGTCCCATTTGCCCAGCAAGCCAGAAAAGATTTGCGCCCTGGCTGATGTGGCGTGTCGCGAATGTATGCCGAGTCTGGTATGGGTTGCGGTATCTGATCCCTGCTTTGCGTAATGTTGGCACCCATGCTTTTTTACGGATCGCATCCGCGCTGGCCCACGGCATATTCGTTTTTGGATCCTCGAATATCGTCGCATCTTTCATGAAAGTGAAAGTTTTCTGATTCGCCAACACAGCCATTGCCACATCGTTAAGTTCTACTTTGCGTGTGCCCGCCTTTGTTTTCGTTCCCTTAATAACACCTACCACACTCGCGTTCTGTACGTGCGCCGTCTTCCCGATGAAGTCGATATCGCGCCAGCGCAACGCGCATAATTCGGAGCTACGCAACCCCGTCTGGATAGCGAACATAAACAAGTTTTCCCACTGCTTATTACCGGCAGAAGAGAGGAGAGCATCTACTTCTGCTGGTGAAAGTGGATCGACAATATAATCGCTGTCAGCAGCCGATTTGTCGCTTTGATACCTCGATGCCGTTACGAGAGATACCGGGTTAATTTGCAAAATCCCATCTGTGACAGCCTCATCAAGAGCTGATCGCATAAAAGACAACTGATTGCGGATCGTCTTTAATGTGGTGGTGCGGCTCTGTATCCATGCTTTCATTGCTGCAGGGGTTAGTTCGCTTGCCGGAAGTGAATGCAATGCGAACAGCGCGCTACGGCATTTTTTATAACCGCCAATAGTTGATGGGGAAAGTTTTCGCGTTTCGCAGATGTCGATATATTCATCCAGATACATTTTTATTGTTTTCCCGGCCGCAGCATTCCCAAATAATTTCAATCGAGCAGAGCGCGGGAAATATTCAGCATAAACGAATGTTCCGCGCTCAATTTTATTATGTATTTCGCCGAGGGTTCTCTCGGCGTATTTAATATTTTTACTGTTCACTTCAAGATTAGAGAGGGGTTCCCTGCATTTAACCCCTCTATAGGTGAAAGTGATATTGATAGTCTCGCCTTGGCTATGCTTTCTGATAGTCACGCCGCGCGGTAGTTTTGGCGACTCTGCCTTGCCCATTTAGCAACCTCACTAAGATCAATCCATCTTTCCTTAACGCCTTCCACCTTCAGCACCTGAACACCTTCAAACCAGACGCCGCGTTGCACCCGTTTATTAATGGCTTCAAGGGTCTCGCCGGTTTCTTTGCAATAAGTCGAGATAGGAACACAATCGAGGTTCAGCATAATTCCTCCACTTCACCGGCTGCACCCGGTCACTCTTTAAAGATACAGGTCCCGCAACCATTACGGGCCCAGTCAAAACAAATACCGCATGGATCTACTTTTTTACTTCCTGCGCCTCCTGCAGCCTTGTGGCAGTACGCATCGCCTCGTCAATGGCCTGCCGGACATTCATAACCGGGTAATTGCTGTCATTAAGCATCATGGCATTGCGCTGGAAATTCGCGTCAAATTTCCACCCGTATGCAGTACCGTAATATTCGTTAAGCCTTTTGTTCTGCGCATCAAGCCAGTCCAAGCGTTGTTTGTCATCCGGCAACGTGTAAGGCTGGCTTACAGGTTCGTCTTTACCCTGAAGCATGGCGGCGCGGCAACGATTCCAGCCCTCAGCCATCCATTTTCGATGCGTATCCAGTGCCGGGTCGTTGATGTCAATTTCATCCGGCACTACCGGCGCGGGCTGCGGTCGGGTGTATAAAGGGATAACTTCGACTCTGTATCGCTCGCCCTGAGTTGATTCAGTCTTTCTCGATGTTAGTTTCCAGGGAGTTGCTTGTCCTGTTGAAAGTTCGACTAAACGGTGCTGCCACGCCACCGGCTCCGCATCTGCGCGGGACTCCAGTAGCTCGCGGGCCATGGTGCGGATTTCATCATTGATATTACACATGCGCGGGTCGCTGGCGTATTGCTCCAGCCGTTCTTTGGTTAATTTAGTAAATGTCATGGGTTAGTCCTCGCCAGAACTCTGATTCCCTCAGCAATATCCACCAACGTTTCTGAATAATCTCGCTGCTCGTCATTTCCAAACTCAAACGACCCGGTGTCGGTGTCATGCCATCCGTGCTCGCTGTCGTAGGCTTCACGTTTCTTATCTACCCAATTTGCGGCAGCAGTTACACCATCATTGAAAGATGATTCAGTAGGCATGAACGATAGGTCAGCGAAGAATTCGCCGAACCCAAAGCAAACGGAATATGCCAGTCGCCCATGGGGTTTGTATCCTGGATTAGTGATATCCGTCGTTGAGTAAGTGGCGGTTATTTCTTCAACCACCACCTCAGGCCGGGATGGTTCTTCAGTCCATGGTATGCAAATCAGATCGAAGTCACGCGCCATCGTTCCATGGATAGCCATTGCATACCCATGTTTGCGGGCAATCTCAGCCAGTGCAGGATAGAGAGCGCAATAAACAGGGGCAAAATTTGCAGGTTTCATCTCACTCCCCCTTCACTTCGCATTTGATGCTAGCGGCGCGCTCAGCCTCGCTTTGCTCCCAAAACCACTGATGAAGCGCCATAAGCTCTTCATCAAGCGGGCCATATTTACGGTCGAAATATGCCTGCGCATTTTTCTCCGCTTCGTCCGGTAACTCGCCAGGACCAAACAGTGTGTTATAAATCCATGCCAACCCATTCTTGGCGTCGCCAGTTCCCTGCCATTCGATAATTGCAGCCTGCATAACAAGAATGTTTTTACCGATTAACAGGTCCAGTTCCTTGTAACGATTGCGAATGTACTCGTTTTCCCGCTGCGCACTCTCCAGCGCCTCTACCAGCGCCAGGATTGACTCTGCGGCCTGACCACATTCATCAACGATTGAAACGGTGGAGCCGGTATCCGCATCGTCAAGCTCGAAGCGCAAATCAACGCTATCGGAATCAATGTCCTCAGCATCAAACTGAGATAAATACTCCAGGACAGATTGCGATGCCTTTGCCTTGCTGATGAGCAATGCCAGGTCAGTCAGTTCGGTTATGTTCATGCTGCGCGCTCCTGTAGTTTCAAAACCTTCTGGCGATGTTCTTCGCTTTGTGGAACGCCAGTAAAATTCACCGCCATGAAATACGCGAGTCGGTCCTTGTAAGTGGCGTCATCAAGCAAAATTGCCGGTAGTGGGCGGCGTCCAAATGCCAATTGCTCCGCGCGCGCCATATCTCGCCAGTAAAGCGGTCCGTCCGGCAACATGATTGGGATTTCGTTGGTGATCAGCTTTTTCAGAGTGGTGAGTCTTTGCTTGCCGTCCACAACCTCGATGTAAGGAGGTTCGCGGGTACACCAGTCAGGAGCCTTTGCCAGAGCGACAGTTCCGATAGGGAAACCAGAAACCAGCACATTAAGAAAGGTTTGCTGTTCCTGGTTGCCCCAAATATACTCGCGTTGATAATCAGCCTCAAAATTCAACTCACCGCCAGTAATCCAGCGGAGGTACATATCAACTGGATACTCTCCAGTTCGCGCGTCAAATACCTGAGCGCTGCGAATTCGGTTGCTCACAGCGTACCTCCATTGCTGTTACCGCGCAGCGAGTCAGTTAAGACGCCCATCATTTCATCTGCGAATTCGCGCTCAAAGTCCTCTTCTTCCGCATCAGGAAGCATTTCAACAGAGCTGAGAAGCATGCGTGCCACGTCAATGACCTCACTTTCAGGACACTCGATGAAACCATGCTCCCAGGCGGCCAGCATTCTGTTTGCCACAAAGTAAATTCCCTGAGTTCTGCCATGCGCCCGCACTTCAGCCAGGAAGGCGTCGGTGGACGGGGTTTTGATTTCTCGATTTACAATCACATTTTTTACCCCGACAGAAACGCCACGACTGGTCATCTGGTGGGGTTCAACCACGCCGTTTTTCATCGCTTCTTTCAGCGCCAGATTCTCAGCTGCAAGCGCATCACGAATTTTCAGTGATTCACACAGCGCGGACTGGGTGGTATCCAGCCGCTCAGCCAGATCCCGCATCAGCTGAGCGGATGCTTTAGGCAGATAACGCGCAGCCTGGTGAGCAGCGTGAATTAACTGCTTAATGGTCAGGCGCATTTGCGGATCTCCGTCAGCTCATTGAACCGGGCCATGAACAGACCGTAAGCCTGCCCAGGGCGAAGTGGAATTACGGTAAACAGGTCTGTAGGCGGGATACCCTCAAGCACCGGCCACACGGTACCGTCGTCAATATCCAGATCGCGGCGTTCGGTACCGAGCATGACCAGGTCGGCGTACTTAACGGTCTGGTGCTGGTGGACGGGTAATCCGAACTTCGCGCGGATCACGCTATCCACATAAGCCTCAACGCGTTGGTAATCTGGCAGCAGGCGTTTAAGCGGTGCCGGGATGTCCTGGCAATATGCCTCAGTAGCATCATGCAGCAGTGCTTCAAGGGCGAACTCTGCCGGCACGAGCTGGCTGACCAGCACCGAATGCTGCGCCACGCTGTAGAACTCCGGCAGGTGACCAGCAAAACGGCAGATATGGGAAAGGGCAGTGGCGATATCTTCGATAACGATGTCGTCGTGCTGAATATCGCGGTAGTCAATATGTTTCCCGGACAGTGTCTGAATATATGGCATTACGTGTTCTCCGTTATTACGCGCTGCACCGCGCCTGAATTTTGGTTGCAGCAACCCAACCCATTGAGATGGGGTAGTTGCTGCTGAGTTTTTTACGCTGCTGGTTTTTGGTCTTGCGGATCTTTATAAGAGAGGAGTTCGCACAGGCCGTTTACCGCTTTGCTGAACTGGAACAGATCGCCGCTGGTCTGGTGACGCCATTGATAAGCCCGGTCATCTTCAGGAGTGAAGGTGTGATCCTGGGTATCGATACGGCGGAAGTGGAAATTCTCCGTCAGTAGGAAGTGCACGCCTGCGCCGACGAGCTCCATCTGGTCTACTGTGAAGCCGCTATTAAGGCTCTCGACCACCTCTGCCGCGACAGAATTGTGCTCAGCAGAGTAACGGATGGTTTCCTTCTGCTCTGCTTGTCGTGATAGCTGGATGTAATCCCCAACGGTAAAGCCATCAAAGGCGTCGCCGTTACCGTCCAGGTGATTCTGTAGGCGAATTGTTAAGCCGTGTTTGATATCGCTGATGTGGATCGTCTTCGTCTCAATGGAACCGACTACCTTAATCAGAAGGCCGCAGGCCAGCGCCGCGATATTTTTATTGGTGGTGTTGATCACCAGGAGGTTCTCGTCGGAGTTATACAGCGCCAGGATGAGCGAGGACTTAACGAACGCCTTTTTACAGAGCTCGACCTTCACCTGCGCGGCAATCTGCCGGCGCTCGACTTGCTTAATTTTTTCGCCGCGAAGATGCTCGAACGTGGTAACGCGCTCCTGAACCTCGCGAGCCACAACCTGAGCCGGGATAATTTTCTCATCGTTTCGAATAACGATCGCATAGCCACCAGTAAGCGGGGTGACCAGTTCGCCAGTAACCGGGTTAGGAACGTACGAGGCGCGGGCAAATTCGGTCTCGCCGATTTCGCTGTACGGCATTTCCAACAGGTGGCCTTCAACTGCCTCAATACTGGGCAGCGTTGCCCGGTACACTATGGCGCTGCGGAACTTGGGTAATTTCATTGGTTCATCCTCTGCACAAGGGGTTAGTTTCTCCACACAACACAAAAGAGCACCTACGGTTGCAGCCGCCCGGATGGATTGGGGAATGAGCCCGTCATCCGGTGATGCTCTTGTGTGTTGCGTAAAAAAAGGGGCAGTACCAGCGACTTCAAGGGATAAATCTGGTACCGCCAAACAACTACACAACTGCCTGGTTTTATGAGGTTGTGGGCCAGACGCTTGTCTTCTGGTTGCCGTCGGCGCGGCTGCAATTCACCACAACGGAGAGAGCACTGCCACCACCCCTTGCGGGATAACCCGTCTGTCTGCCCGGCGGTATGGCGTTTTCTGGCATCTTCAGTGCTCTTTCCTGTTGTGAGCGATTCACCCGCCCCGGTTCGGCAGCGCTACCTTGCCGGGGCGAATGAAAAGGGCAGTTACGTTGCCAGTCGGCTTATTGGTTTGGGCTGTAGCGTCAGGTGCAGCCGCGCGGGGTTTGCTCACCGCCCCAGGTTCTCCCCGCTATTCTTTAGCGCGAAACCTGAGAAAAACGCCTTCAAGACTTTCGGCTTTCGCCATGTTCTTAAGGTATCTTCGGGTGGGGTGCTAAGGGGGTGATTAGTCCTTATCCCTAGCACTCCTGCTGGTTTTGGGTATTCCTGGCTTGGGTATCGCCACCAGCTATAGGAATCTGACTATGAGTTGCGGTTAATCAGGCCGCACCTCTGTTACCCCTCCCGAAAACACCTCGCAGCGAATCATCCGGTCATTCATACGCCACCGGCGGCTACTTCGTGGGCGTCCTGCCTGTTCGCTGTTGATGAATTTAATGTAGGATATCTTACCTTGCGGTGTCAATATCTAAAGTAGGAAAACTTACATTGAGGGGTGAAAAAAAAGCCGCAGAACACGGCTTAGTACGAAAGGGTTAGAGATCTGTGACAACCTGCTTGACGACGCCCACTAATCTGCAGTTACCGTTGACCTCAAGCACTCGATAATTGGGATTGAGTGGAACGAGATACTTAAGGGGGCCATCAATAACAAACTTTTTTAATGTTGCTTCCGCGGATCCGTCAATCCTTGCCACAACAATCCGTCCGTTTACTTCGTAAGGGCTGCCGTAGTCAGGATCGACGATGACAAGAGACCCTTCTGGAATACTAGGGGCGCCATTCGGATTAGTCATTGAGTCACCACGAACGCGTAATGCAAAGCCTTCATCAGAGATGCTGGCTGTAGTGAATATCCATTCGTGGATATCATCTTGAGTTACAGACATTCCGGACTCAGTCCACTCACCAGCTTGCACCCACGACAAGACAGGGATCTGCTTAACTCCAAATTTATCTGTTGGTCGTATGGCAGGTGCGTCACTTTCTGGATCTCCAGCACCATCAATAAGCCATTGCGGGTTGCATTTTAAAGCAGCGGCGAGCGCCTGAAGGTTTGAGCCGCCAGGTGCATAATCACCAGATTCCCATCCAGTTACAGTTACTCGATTAACGCCGACAAGTTTCCCTAAAACAGCCTGAGTTAACTTCAGCTCTTTTCGGCGCGTACGGATGCGATCATTCATTTTCATGTAGGCAATCCTACCATCTTTTGAGGTAGGAGTCCTTGACCTCCATATGTAAGATATCCTACTATCGCAGTGTTCCCATTAACTACATGAGAGGGCTGTATGAACAAAGATGAAGTGCTTTCCTACTTTGGTGGCGTAAGCAATTTGGCAAGGATTTTAGGTATTTCTCACGCATCTGTTTCTGGCTGGGGAAACGTCATTCCTAAAGGCCGTGCTTTTGAAATCCAGACCATAACGAAAGGCGCGTTACAAGTTGAACCCGCCCTTTACTCAAAGCCTAACGAGACGGCGGCGTAACAGTAACCACAGCAAGAAGGGGTTAACCGTGGATCAGAAGCACTGGCAAGTCGAAAAACAGCCCTCGTGGCTGGTGGCGGCCATCAAAAAAACTATCTCGTGCCTGCCGGGTGGGTACGCCGAAGCGGCTGAATGGCTGGGCGTAACCGAGAACGCATTGTTCAACAGGCTGCGCACCGACGGCGATCAGATCTTCCCGATGGGCTGGGCGATGGTTCTCCAGCAGGCCAGCGGTACCAAGCACATCGCCGATGCGGTTTCACGTCATTCGAACAGCGTTAACGTGCCGCTGGTGGAAATAGAGCAGGTTGATAACGCCGATATTAATGATCGCCTGATGGAGTCCATTGAGTGGATTGGCCGTCACTCTCAGTTCATACGCAAAGCGACTGAAGACGGAGTTATCGACCAGGCGGAACGCGAACAGATTGAAGAGAACAGCCATCAGGTCATGACGAAGTGGCAGGAGCATTTAACGTTGCTGTACCGCGTTTTCTGTACGCCAGAAAAGAGTGACGCCCGCGAGTGTGCAGCTCCGGGCGCCGTGGCGTGTCGTAATCAGTGGAGAACTAACGCATGAACAGTTTAACGGCTTATCGCCGCTTACCGCAACTGCGGATGATCCCGGTGCCGGGCGTTCCGTTGTTTCGGTATGAGCGCAGATTATCAAACCGCTGGGTTCCGTGTAACCACAGTCGGGCGGTCGCAATCGTGGGGGTCTACTACCGGAGGGCAAAAGCCTTATGCGAGAGGTTAACCGATGGTTCCGGGACCATTACGGCGTGCCCGTCAAAGTTATCCGCTGGGAGCCTGAATCCCGCCGCGTTATCTATCTGCGGGAAGGTTACGAGCATGGAGAGTGCTTCAGTCCGCTCGAGCAATTCCAGCGCAAGTTCAGGGAAATAGTCGATCATGAGCACTAAATTAAGCAGCTACGTGTGGGACGGCTGCGCGGCGTCAGGCATGAAGTTATCCAGTGTGGCCATCATGGCACGGCTGGCTGATTTCAGCAGTGACGAGGGCGTGTGCTGGCCTTCTATAGAGACCATTGCGCGCCAGCTCGGTGCCGGGCCAAGCACTGTCCGCACGGCGATCGCCAGACTGGAGAAGGACGGCTGGCTTTCACGCACTCAGCGCCGCCAGGGTAACCGCAACGCTTCCAACATATACCAGCTCAATGTGGCAAAGCTTCAGGCGGCTGCATTGTCTCACCTGTCAGTTTCTGACACGTCAAAATCTGACGCATCAAAATCTGACCCGTCAAAATTTGAGGTATCAGAATCCGGCAAAAAAGGCGGTTTTGACCCGTCAGAATCTGGCGGGGATCCGTCAGTAAATTCAACTACTGATCCATCAGATAAAAAACCTTCTTGTCCGGTTGCTGCGCAACCCGACCCTGCAGTGGTGATTACTGACCAGGCTAAACAGGTTTTATCACACCTGAACCAGACCACCGGATCCCGGTACCAGGTCTGCAAGTCGTCACTGGAAAACATCCGTGCCCGCCTGGCTGACGGGTTTACGCCTGAAGAGCTGGTACTGGTGGTGGACTACAGCGTCGAGAAGTGGGGCTCTGACCTGAAAATGGCAGAGTATCTCCGCCCATCAACACTCTTCCTGCCGAGTAAGTTTCCGGGCTATCTGCAGTCGGCGAGCAAGTGGGATTCCGCCGAACGCCCGGCACGCGATACATGGGGCCAGCGCAGCAAGCTACCTGATTCGGCGGTGTTCCGCTCGAGTCATCAGGATGTGGCATACACCATTCCAGAGGGGTTTCGGGGATGAGCATCGCATCTGAAATTCTGCATTACGTGAACAACAACCCTGGCTGCAATTATCGGCAGGTTGCCGAAGCCATACCCGGCGTAAATATCAGTACCGTCAATCGCTGTCTCAGTCGGTTTTTTGCTGAGGGCAAGCTGGTGCGCGAGTTGATTGAATCTTCCCTGGCTTATTACCCGATTCAGGAAAAAGAGCCAGAAGCATTATCGGAAGAAGCTCTCCTGAGACTGACCGAACTGGAAAACCGCGCGCAGCAGCTGGAAGCGCAGGAGCTTTATTTCCGCGCCGCATCGGTCTGGCTTAAAGCCTTTGATATAGCCATCAGCAATACAGATCGGAACCGCTATATCTCGCGCCGTGCTGCCTGTCTTCGCAATGCGGGAAATTACAGAGCACCGGAAGGCCGTTGCTTTCTCGCGGGCCGATACGTGGGGGAAGAATAATGCCAAATAAATATTGCCGTGAACTTGCTGAACTCCGTAGCCAGGCGGTGCACGAACTGAAGGAAGTTGGGGACCAGTGGCGTACACCTGAAAACATCTTCTGGGGTATCAATGCGATGTTTGGCCCGCTGGTGCTGGACCTGTTCAGCGATGGAGAGAACAGCAAATGCGAGGCCTATTACACCGCCGAGGATAACGCACTGACAAAGGACTGGTCCGCCCGTCTGGAAGAGCTCAACGGTGCCGCGTTCGGCAATCCGCCTTACAGCCGCGCCAGCCAGCATGAAGAGCAGTACATCACTGGTATGCGTTACATCATGCAACACGCAAGCGCGATGCGCGAAAAGGGGGGCCGTTATGTTTTCCTGATCAAAGCCGCAACCAGTGAGGTGTGGTGGCCGGAGGATGCCGATCATATCGCGTTTATCCGCGGGCGTATCGGTTTCGATTTGCCGACCTGGTTTGTACCGAAGGATGAAAAGCAGGTACCGTCCGGCGCGTTCTTTGCTGGTGCGGTTGCTGTATTCGATAAGAACTGGCGCGGCCCGGCGATGAGTTATGTCAGCCGTAAAGAACTGGAAGCGCGCGGCGATGCATTCCTGGCGCAGATCCGCCGTGAAGCTGAGCGGCTCGCCGGGCTGTTAGTACCACAAAAAGAACCGCAAAATATTCCTGAAATTATTCCGGAAGCCGTCGGGCCTGTCGAAGATAACCTGCAACCAGCCACAGAGCCGGAAATCCCGCTGACCAAAAAAGACATTATTGAGAAAAGCGGATTTAACTTCTGGGCGTGTGCATGTGCCGCGTTCGGCGACAAAGAAGAATACACATTCTCCGAATCCCGCTTCGCCCATACCTGGGCAGCTGATTCAGTAGCAAATCCTGAATTTATCATCGTTCCGACGGAAACGATCGGCAAAGCAATGGCTCTGATTAATGACAATGCCGATCAGCAGCAGGTTATTACCTGGCTGGATCAGCAGAGCTTTGAACATGACGGCATCCGTAATGACATGCAGGACCGGCTGCTAATCCTTGTACCGGAGGTTATTGCCGAATATGGCCTAACGGTTGCGGATGTCACGGCGACCCTGGAGTCAATTCCCAGCCATCACTGGCACAATATCCGATCCCTGCGAGCCCGCTTCCGGTTACTGATGGAAGCGCGAAAAGCGGAGGCATCATCATGCTGATACTGACAGCGCGGCAACAGGAAGTTTTAGACCTGATTATTGATTACATCGCTGATCATGGATTCCCGCCAACCATTTATGAGCTGGCTGGCCTGATGGGCTGCCGTTCGCCGAATGCCGCTAATGATCATCTTCGTGCGCTGCAGCGTAAGGGTGCCATCACCATTCATCCGGGAGTTTCCCGGGGTATTTCGGTTAACGGTCAGAGTGTGGAGGATGAGGCAGTTACTCTGGTTCGTTCGCTGCTTAATGGCGATAAGCATGCCAGGGAAAATGCCATGGCCTTTCTCGAATTGCGCGGGGTTGAGCTATGAAACTGACACTGCCATTTCCGCCGAGCGTAAATACTTACTGGCGCGCCCCGAACAAGGGGCCGCTGGCTGGTCGTCACCTTATCAGCGCTGCCGGGCGTAAATATCAGAGTGACGCTTGCGCTGCCATTATCGAGCAACTGCGGCGTCTGCCGAAACCATCAACCACGCCGGCGGCGGTCGCAATAACTCTTTTCCCTCCGGATCAGCGCCGCCGTGATCTGGATAACTACAACAAAGCTCTGTTTGACGCGCTTACGCATGCGGGTGTCTGGGATGACGACAGCCAGGTGAAACGCATGCTGGTGGAGTGGGGGCCAGTTGTATCGAAAGGAAAGGTCGAGATAACCATCACGCCATTCAATCAGGAGGTGGATAAATGTCCAGCTGTGGGTTGAAAGGAAAGCGTTATGGCAGTAATGTCAAAAAGTGCAAGCGAAACGGGCGTGCAGGCCCCTCGCAATACAATCAGTGGAGACAATATGACTAACCAGGTTATGGGCTTTGCTACGCCCAAAGATAGCATTATTGCTGTATCCGCAAATCAGTCGAACATTTCCGTTCCGGCTATCACCTACCGTAACCAGCGAGTGATCACCACTGAGCATCTGGCGCTTGGTTATGGTACATCACCGATCAGAATTCAGCAGAATCATATCCGCAACGAGAGTCGATTCATTGAAGGTAAGCACTACTTTCGTGTCACGGGAGACGAGTTAAAATCGTTCCGACTATCTTTTAGCGAGTCGGTTAATAAACATACATCCGTTCTCATTCTGTGGACCGAACGGGGTGCCTCCCGCCATGCGAAAATGCTTGAGACCGATCAGGCGTGGGATTTTTACGAAGAGCTTGAAGAGCATTATTTCCGGAAGCGTGAGCCGCAGGGCTTTCCGGTAATCCCCAATTTCTCCGATCCAGCACAAGCCGCACGCGCCTGGGCTGATGAGTTCGAGGCACGGCAGCGCGCCGAAGCTGTTACCCACCAACAAGCCGAATACATCGACCAACTCGAAAATCTGTTTATTGATGGACTCACGCCCGTTCAGTTCTGCAAGCGCTTGAATGGCGTAAACACCTCCAAAGTTAATGCTTGGCTGAAGTCTGCTAACTGGCTGTACGATGACAATCCCGACGGTAAAACTGCTCATTGGCGTGTGCGGTCCTATGCCCGTGATAAATACCTCACAGAGAAAACAAGCAAGATCATGCCAAATGAATCGGTAAGCTTCACAAGCTATCAACCGATACTACTTCGTTCTGGCGCCGTATGGCTTTATCGGAAATACCTTCAGGGATGCTTACCCATGAAACAAACATGGAACGGTGAGTTCACCCACGATAAAGCCCTGGCGGCAGGTGGAGATCATGAGTAACCAGTGTAAAGCGAATCTTTTCGGTTGTTCATCGGTTCATAAAGCATCCAGCAAAAAAACAGGCACCGTGAACACCCTTAGCGTTGAGCAGTTTTTGGATCTTGATGAAGTTAAACAGCATGTTTTGTCGCACCCTGATGCTGTAACCCGCCGGGACGGAGAGGTTTTTATTTCGCGTGAGCTGACACTTCGTTACCTCCACTTATGCGGAAATAAACGCCTGAAAAAGGAGTTCCGTAAAGCAGTCGGGAGTGTGGCATGAGGGCGCTGCTCAATCCTGTGGTTGTACGTGAGCTGGGCGTCGTTATGTTCCGGCCCGGTCCCGATTTGCTTCCGCATTTCTGTCGCGGTCGCATTCTGCTGGAGAACGAACCGGATCGCCTGGCTGACCTGCCGACAGGGGAAATACCGGCGGCGCAGCAGCCACTGGCTGAAGATCCGGAGATGGTGACTGTATTCGAACACCCAGAAGTAATACTGCGTGCTGGTGGACTGGCGAGCCTGGAAACCTGGCTGCTGCGTGATGACGGATGCCAGTACCCCCACGCCAGCTATCACCACCACGAACTGGTGACTATGCGGCATGAGCCCGGCGCCCTGCGGCTGTGCTGGTCCTGCGATAACAAAGTGCGGGACCATTTCACCGCAGAACTGGCGGGAATTGCGCGGGCAAACCTGGTAGCCTGGGTATTGTCGGCGGTCCGCCGCGGTCTGGGGTTCGACGATTCCCACGCGGTGACCCTCCCGGAGCTTTGCTGGTGGCTGACATTCAACAAGCTGGCGCACGTGATCCCGGAGGCAGTTGCGCGCCAGGCGATGCGCATGCCGCCGCAGGTTGTCCAGTCAGTAACCCGTGAAGCGGACATTATGCCTGCGGTACCGGCCACCAGCGTGATGGAGGAAGCAGTAAAGCAGGTCCTGGCGCTGAAGGTTGATCCAGAGACACCGGAGTCTTTCATGCTGCGACCGAAGCGCCGCCGCTGGCAGAGCGAGAAATACACCCGCTGGGTGAAGTCGCAGCCGTGCGCATGTTGCGGCAAAACAGCAGACGATCCCCATCACCTGATCGGTTACGGGCAGGGTGGTATGGGGACCAAAGCCCATGACTTATTCGTGTTGCCTTTGTGCAGAACGCACCACGATGAACTTCATGCGGACGTAGGGGCTTTTGAAGCCAAATACGGCACGCAGCCGGAGCTGCTGCTGAAGACATTAGACCGGGCGCTTGCCATTGGCGCGCTGGCGTAGACGGAGTGGAGACCGCGATGAATCTGGACAGCGTATTAAAATTTTTTGCCCCGAAAGGGATGCATATCTCTGACAGCGTTCGCGCTACTGCGAGCGAGCAATTAACAGTAACGGATGTTATGGCGGCGCTGGGTATGACTCAGGCGGATGCAGGCATAGGGCTTGCCATGTACCTGGGGAAAGCTGGGATCAGTCCACAGGATAAAGATGCCGCCATAACCTGGCTGGCTGAATACGCCAAACTGCGTGCGCCTATGGCGGTTCGCAAAGCTGCCGGGAAAAAATTTTCGCTATGCATGCGTATACTTGCCCGGTTTGCGTTTAACGATTACGCCTCATCAGCTGCGGATAGTTACGACTGTCCGCAATGTTATGGTAAAGGGCTGATCACGAAAACCAGCATGATTACCAAAAGCCATTACACAATGCGCCTGCCTCAATTTGCTAAAACTCTGGGCCAGTCGCCCTCTGATTTTGAGGTATTCCGTCAGGTTAAGGATGTGGACCACCAGCTGTGTGGCAAATGTGGCGGTACCGGAAAAATCAGCAAGCGCTGCCAGTGTGGAGGAACGGGAAAAACTCTGGACCGGAAGAAGTCGGAGCTTCAGGGCGTCCCGGTTTACAAAGAATGCAGACGTTGCGAGGGGAGGGGCTACAGTCGACCAAAATCTTCTGTCGCATACCGCGGCGTTCTTTCGCAACTGGATAGCCTGCCGGACCGTACATGGCGCTACAGCTGGAAGCCATTCTATGAAAGTTTGGTAACCAAATGCTTTGAGGAAGAAAGCAATGCGGATGCACAACTGAAAAAGGTAACTCGTTCGCAAGATATGATAGAAATCTCATAATTTGGCGTCACGTTACTTGCAAAGTTGCCGTTTTTGTGTAAATTTGACGTTAACGATGGGCATTGTATGTTCAGAGTTAAAAAACCCGCCACAGCGCGGGTTTTTTAATTTCTGATGAAAAAAACATTTTTGGCATAACTATTTTAGAAATATGCTAACTCCACACATAAATTTAACGGTGGAACTATGCTGATCAAGACTTATGAATTTCCTTTAGATGGGAATAACTCTTCTAATTTAACCGCGTTGAAAAACATAATCGAAGCAAATTCGGATAATTTCGAAGACTTTCTTCTTACTGATTTTGGCGGAGATTCGCGCTACTCAGTAATTGAAGGGTCATTTGAAGTCACAAATATTTCAGATGGTTTTTTTGAATACTCAACTGAAGTAAATTTCTATGCAGGATGCGCAGACATGAACGACACCAGTACTATCACTGGCACTATGGAGTACGAAATACAAAATAACAGCATTGTTATTGAGCTAGATGAGACCGTTTGGGACGTCCGATAGATAGGCAATATTATTTTTGCAGCATAAGGCCTCTTATTAGAGGCCTTTTTTATTTCCCCTCACTCCTGAGAGGACTCACACACAAGAGGGGGCGTAATGTCCGAACCTTTTTCCGGTACCGCGGCCGCTGGTAGCGCGCTGACCGGCGCCAGCATTTATGGACTGCTTACCGGCACTGATTACGGCGTGGTGTTCGGCGCGTTTGCCGGGGCAGTGTTCTACGTGGCCACCGCTGCCGACCTGACGATTTTTCGCCGCTCCGCGTATTTCGTCGTGTCGTATTTCGCTGGCGTCTATGGCTCCGGGCTGGTGGGTTCGTGGCTGGCAAAAATGACGGGCTACGCAGACAAGCCGCTGGACGCGCTCGGCGCGGTGATTCTGTCTGCTGTAGCCATCAAGACGCTGACGTTTTTCAGTGAACAGGACCCGCTAAAGCTGCTGGCACGCTGGAGAGGGGGAACCAATGGTAACTAACGATCCGCTGGTGGTGACGAACGTGGTGGCCTGTGCCGCCATTGTTCTGCGCCTGATGATGTTCCGTAAGCCTGGCGGGCGACATAACCCGTGGGCCTCATGGCTGGCCTACCTGATTATCGTGGCGTATGCATCGGTGCCGTTCCGGTACCTGTTTGACTCCTACCTGCATGCGCACTGGGCAACCGTGACTATCAATCTGATTATCTGCGCCGCCGTGTTTCGTGCACGGGGTAACGTGGCGCGGCTCTTCTATGTACTGAGGCCGGAATGAACCAATCACAATTTCAGCAGGCGGCAGGTATAAGCGCCGGATTAGCTGCGCGCTGGTTTCCGCACATTGATGCCGCGATGAAAGAATTCGGTATCACTGCACCGACTGACCAGGCGATGTTTATCGCTCAGACTGGGCATGAATCTGTTGGCTTCACCCGGCTGGTGGAGAGCATGAACTACAGCGTTGCGGGCCTGGCGGATTTCGTTCGTGCAGGGCGACTCACTCAGGACCAGGCTAATTCGCTGGGTCGCCGCTCGTATGAAAAGACACTGCCACTGGAACGCCAGCGCGCCATCGCCAATCTGGTTTACAGCAAACGCCTTGGCAACAAAGCGCCGGGGGATGGCTGGAAATATCGCGGTCGCGGCCTGATCCAGATTACCGGGCAGGCAAATTACACCAAATGCGGTACCGCGCTGAAACTCGATCTGGTCACCAGCCCGGAGCAACTGGAGCAGGACCGGAATGCGGCGCGTTCAGCGGCATGGTTCTTTGCCACCAGCGGTTGTCTGCTTTACTCCGGCGACCTGGCCCGCGTCACGCAGATTATTAATGGCGGCCAGAACGGCATTGAAGACCGCCGGCAACGTTATAACCGTGCGCGGGGTGCGCTGGTATGAACTGGCGTTATGTTCTTCTGGCGCTGGTGGTCATTATCCCGGCGACGGCGCTTTTTGCCTGGCGTTCCGGGTGGAATGCTCACGCTGACCACATTAACGCGCTGGCGGAGGCCAAAAAAGAAAAAGCCGAGAAAGCCATCCAGCCGGTAGAGAAGAAAGCCGCTGCGGCAAATGCCGAAGCCAGAGTGGTTTACCGGACCATAACCCGTGACGTGGTGAAATATGTCCAGGATACGAATCGTTCCAGGTGTGATTTTGATGATGAGTCTGTGCGGCTGCGTCAACGTGCCATCGACGCTGCCAACGCCATCAGCGGATTTGATGCAGGAACCGTGCAAGGCAAGTGATGCAGGTGCAGACAGCGATGCGGATCTGCAGGCGGACATCGAGACAGCGCAATGCCTGCGCGAGCTGCGGCTGGACAAGTACCGCTGGCAGGCCTGGTATAACGCGGTTAAGTGAGCAGCCCCAGGCGCTTTACGGTAGAGCGCCCGATGATGTTCTCTCCGCTCTGCACAACCCCTACGGTTAGCCACGCTGTGAAGCGTCGCGAAACTGGCATACAAAAGCAAAAAATTGATGGTCTATTAATTATTTAAAAAAAGCAAATCACCAAAAGCACTAATTACCGTACTGATTGAAACCATGATTGTGCCGATCACGATACTCATTGATAATTTTCTGGATTCCTTAGTCGTAGCTGTAGGCTTTCCATCGCTTCCCTTCAGATAATCGCTCGCCATAGGAGGGTGTTCCTCGAACGCTCTGTAGACTCCTTTATAAAAAACAGGCGACATTGTTAATAAAATTCCGGGCAATGTGCTTAGGGTGCCAAATCTAGGAAGTAAAGTAGGATTTTGCAAAGAAGCAGTAAGGATAACTCCTGCAAATAAAATGAATATTTGAAGGCCAAGCATTACTAGGGGCTTTGAGAAGGAAATAAATAGCCAGTCGTATGGGTGTGAATCATCTTTACTAAGTTCCACAACGCTCTCCAATTAACGAAAGTGATTAACGTATCCTTTTATAAAAGCATTTATTTAACCAAATGAAAACATTGACGAATTCGTCAATATCACTTTTTGTTATCACCACGGGCAAGCGCCATTGTAATGGCATAACAGATACCGGAGCAGGTTATGGCTAAAGTCTTAGATCACTTCGAGATCGTAGTGAGGCATATCGATGGCACCTATGAAACAGGTAAATCGATGCATCACCCATCACATCAGTTGCAATTTTATTCGATGCGGCAAGGGGAGGGTGAGATAACAGAAAAACTTATTACTCTGGCTAATGTTGTCAGCGTTTCTGCAACGCCAGTATACAAACAGTAACCGGGGTAATGAATGGCTGAGCCACGCATCTATGGCAGCCGCTGGGATAAAGCCAGACTGTCATTCCTGAAGGCACATCCACTGTGCGTGATGTGCCACAGGCAGGGCCGGGCCGTTCCGGCTACGGTCGTTGACCACATCAGACCGCACAGGCTTAAAGAAGCGCTGAACGGCGGAAGCCAGGAAGCGATAGCAATAGCGCAAAAGCTCTTCTGGGATAAAGCCAACTGGCAACCCCTCTGCAAGCAGCATCATGACTCCACAAAGCAGCGTGAAGAGAAGCGCGGTCACGTCATTGGTTGTGACGAGAACGGCATGCCGCTTGACCCGGGGTCACACTGGCGACGGTGAGCCGCAGGGGGGGGGCGGGTGAAAAGTTCAGGGAACACGCTGTTCCTGACCGCCAGCCCTCCTTTTTGTGCACAACCGCGAAATGAAAAGTTTTTTTCCGGGAGGTTTTAATGGCCGGAAGGCGACCAAAACCAACCCATCTGAAAGTTGTTACAGGTAATCCGGGCAAGCGTGCGTTTAATAAAAACGAGCCGAAGCCAGCCCGCGAGATACCAAGCCCGCCATCACATCTGACCGACTGGGGAAAAACAGCCTGGGGCAAACTCACCGTTCTTCTGGACGGCATGGGGGTGCTTACGGTTGCCGATACTCTCGCGCTTGAACGGCTCTGCGATTTGTACGCGGAAATTCTGCAGTTGCGCCAGTTAGTGGATATCGAAGGGCGCACCTATACGACCAAAACGCAGATGGGCGATTTTCTTATCAAGGCGAATCCGGCTGTTGCCATGCTGGCTGATGCGGATCGCCGGTTCAAAAGCTATCTGGTCGAGTTCGGTTTAACTCCTGCCTCCAGGTCAAAGGTAAATGTCGATGGTGGAGAAAAAGAAGAAGACCCGCTCAACCAGTTCTTCGGCTGATCCCGCAACGCAATATGCATTAGATGTAACAACGGGGAAGGTACTTGCAGGGCCTGATATTCGGAATGCCTGCGCGCGTCATATTCGCGATCTGGAAAATGGTCCGGCTCGGGGACTGTTCTGGGATGTTGAAGCAGTAAGTCGGGTCATTAATTTCTTTGCCAGGGTGCTGAAGCTGAACGGCGGCGAGCACGAAGGGCAGCCATTTATTCTTCTGCCCTGGCAGTGCTTTATTGTTGGATCTCTGTTTGGCTGGAAGAGTGCCGACGGCACCCGCCGTTTTCGCATGAGTTACATCGAATCCGGTAAGGGCTCCGGGAAGTCACCGCTGGCGGGCGGCGTGGGGTTGTATCTGCTGATGGCCGATAAAGAACCCCGCGCCGAGGTCTATGCCGCGGCCACCAAGAAAGATCAGGCGATGATCCTCTTCCGCGATGCGGTGACGATGGTTGATCAGTCTCCGGCGCTGGCGCAGCGCATCACCAAATCCGGCACCGGCCTGAATGTATGGAACCTGGCATTTCTGCAGACGGGTTCTTTTTTCAAACCCATCAGTTCTGACGATGGCCAGTCCGGCCCGCGTCCGCACGGCGCCCTGATTGATGAGGTTCACGAACACAAAACAAACGCAGTCGTTGAGATGATGCGCGCCGGAACGAAAGGCCGCCGGCAGGCGCTGATGTTCCTGATCACCAACAGCGGACACGATAAAACCAGCGTTTGCTTTGAGTATCACGAATATGGTCGCAAGGTTGCCACCGGTGACCTTGAGGACGACAGCTTTTTCAGCTTCATCTGCTCGCTGGATGAGGGTGACGACCCGTTTAAAGATGAGTCCTGCTGGGGCAAAGCTAACCCGTCGCTGGGTCATACTTTTACGGAGAAATATTTGCGTGAGCAGGTTACTCAGGCGCGTGGCATGCCCTCGAAAGAAAGCATTGTTCGCCGCCTTAACTTCTGTCAGTGGGTGGAATCTGCGGATCCTTGGGTGGACAGCAACACATGGATTAGCTGTGAGCAGGAATTCGACCCTGACGAGCTCAACGGCGAGGAGTGTTATGGTGGCCTTGATCTTTCAGGATCACGCGATCTGACGGCTTTGGCGCTTTACTTTCCCAGACTTAAACGCCTGCTGGTGGAGTTCTGGACCCCGAAAGATACGATGCTTGAGCGGGCAAAGACAGACCATGTGCCGTATGACGCATGGTTACGTAACGGCTTTATCCACGCGCCGCCAGGAAAGGCAGTTAATTATGGCTTTGTTGCTTCCCGTATCGGTGAGCTGGCAGCGAAGTACAACATAAAATGCATCGCCTTCGACCAGTACCGCATTAAGTACCTTGAACCCGAGCTTGAAAACGAATCGGTGAGCGTTGAGCTGATACCGCACGGGCAGGGTTTCTATAAGGCGCAGGAATCAGGACTGTGGATGCCCCGCTCAATCGAGCTTTTTGAAGAGCACCTTAACAGCGGCGAACTGATTATCCGCACCAACCCCTGTCTGCGCTGGAATGCCGCTTCGGCAGTACTTGAAGCCGATCAGAAAGACAACCGCATCTTTGCCAAGAAAAAGAGTACCGGTCGTATTGATGGCGTGGTGGCTTCAGCTATGGCCATCGGCGCGGCAGAGGATGCAATTCTTGTAGAGACTGGCGACCCTGATGACTTTTTTGATGACCCGATCATGGTAGGTATCTGATGAAGGAAAAAAAACGGCCGGGCCGCATCAAGAGCGCGATTGTAAACTGGCTTGGCGAGTCCATCGGACTGAATGACGCAACTTTCTGGCAGGAGTGGTACGGCACCAGTAGCAGCGGCAAGGTAGTGACAGCAGAAAAAGCGCTGGCGCTGGCTTCTGTCTGGGCCTGTGTGCGACTGCTGAGTGAATCTGTTTCAACCCTGCCAATGAAGGTATACGAGCGGGCGGCTGACGGCTCACGCAGACTGGCGCTTAATCACCCGGCTTATAAGGTGCTGTGCAGGAGGCCCAACAGCGAAATGACGCCGTCGCGTTTTATGCTGATGGTGGTTGCCAGTATCTGCCTGCGGGGCAATGCCTACGTTGAGAAAAAGATGATAGGCACCAGGATGGTATCTCTGGTTCCGCTGCTTCCTCAGTGTATGAAAGTGGAACGGCTGGACAGCGGCGAACTGAAGTACACCTACACAGAGAAGGGCGTGCCACGCATCATACCGGTTAAAAATATGATGCACATCCGGGGTTTTGGTCTGGATGGCGTTTGCGGCATGATGCCGATGCGCACCGGACGTGATGTATTCGGCGCGGCGATGGCAGTCGAGGAATCTGCAGCGAAAATCTTTGAAAACGGGATTCAGACGTCTGGCTTCTTTCTGTCAAAAAATCTGCTTACCACCGAGCAGCGGCAGAAGAACCGGGAGAACCTTAACCGGTTCGTTGGATCCAAAAACGCCGGCAAGGTAATGGTGCTTGAAGGGGATATGTCCTATCAGGGTATCACCCTCAATCCGGAAGATGCCCAGATGCTGGAATCTCGCTCGTTCAGCATTGAGGAAATCTGCCGCTGGTTCCGGGTGCCGCCGTTTATGGTGGGGCACACGACGAAGCAGAGCAGCTGGGCGTCGAGCGTCGAGGGTATGAACCTGTTATTCCTGACTAATACGCTGCGACCGCTCCTTGTTAACATTGAGCAGGAAATCGCGCGCTGCCTTCTTAACGGCGACGATGATTTATTTGCTGAATTCTCAGTGGAAGGCCTCTTGCGCGCTGACAGCGCCGGGCGTTCCGCCTACTACACCACAGCCCTGCAAAACGGATGGATGTCCCGCAACGACGTACGCAGGCTTGAGAATCTTCCGCCAATTGACGGTGGAGACATCTATACCGTTCAGCTGAACCTTACCCCTCTCGATCAGCTTGGGAAGGAAAGTGGAAGTAACGGCGAAAAGGTGAGGGCAGCGCTGGAAGGATGGTTATTCCCGGAGCGTCAAAATCAGCCCTACACCTCAACCGACGCACAGGCGTCGCAAACCTCCGAAACGCAGGATTAAAACCAATGACTCTGAAAAGCCTTCCGCAAGCGCCGGAGGGGCGGCCTTTTGCGCGCGAAAATCGCGACCTGCCGTCTTCTGCCATGGAGCGCTGGAACGGCGGCATTAAAGCCGCAAAGTCTGATGAAAACAGTATCTCTGTCTTCGATGTTATCGGTGCCGACTGGTACGGCGATGGCGTTACCGCCAGCCGTATCGCCGGGGCGCTGCGTGCAATTGGCGGCGCAGACGTGACAGTAAATATCAACTCCCCGGGCGGCGACATGTTCGAAGGCCTGGCAATTTACAACCTGCTGCGGGAGTACGAAGGGAAAGTCACCGTGAAGGTGCTGGGCCTGGCAGCGTCAGCAGCATCAGTAATCGCGATGGCAGGCGATGAGGTGCAGATTGGGCGCGGTGCGTTTCTGATGATCCACAACTGCTGGGTTTATGCGATGGGCAACCGTCACGATCTTGCTCAGGTGGCTGCTGACATGGAGCCGTTTGATAAGGCCATGAACGATATCTACGGCGCAAAGACTGGTCTGAATGCGGAAACCATTGAGGCGATGATGAATGCTGAAACCTATATCGGCGGCAGTGATGCGGTCGAAAAAGGTTTTGCGGATCGCCTGCTGTCTGCTGATGAGATTGCTGCTGATGATGAGAGCCCTTCGGCTGCATTACGCAAGCTCGATGCGTTGCTGGCGAAAACCGATACGCCACGTTCAGAGAGGCGAAAACTTCTTAAAGCCTTAACCGGCAGCAAGCCAGGCGCTGCTGCCGATCCTGCTGGTACGCCGGGCGCTACCGATGAAATCAACCCAGAAAATATTGAACAACTTCAAAACGCGCTTGCCGCGTTCGGCAAATAAGGAATCACTATGTCAGAAGTAAATGAACTCCTGAAAAAAGTATCTGCGAAGCTGGAAGAGGTATCCGGCACATTCAGCCAAAAAGCTGAAGATGCGCTCAGAGAAGCGAAAAACTCCGGTCAGCTCTCCACGCAGACTAAAGAAGCGGTGGACAAAATTGCCACTGAATTTAACGCTCTCAACGAAGCGAATAAAACGCTGAAAGCATCACTGGGCGAACTTGAACAGCATGTGGCGCAAATGCCCGTACACAATGCGGCTAAAGTCATTGAGACCGTCGGCCATCAGGTTGTGTCTTCTGAAGCACTGAAAGCGTTCACCGCCAGTGTCGAAGGTAACAAGCGCCTGAGCATTCCTGTTAATGCTGCTCTTCTGTCAGTAAACATTCCGGGTCAGATTGTTGCGCCGGATCGTCTGCCTGGCATTGATGCCCAGCCGAAACAGCGCCTGTTTATTCGCGACCTGATCGCTCCGGGTCGTACCGAGTCTAATACCATTTACTGGGTACAGCAGACCGGGTTTACCAATAACGCTAAGGTTGTGCCGGAAAATACCACCAAACCCTACAGCGATATCGCTTTCGCTGAAAAAATCACGCCGGTTCGCACTATCGCGCACCTGTTCAAAGCGGCGAAACAGATCCTCGATGATATGCCGCAGCTTCAGTCAACGATTGATGCTGAGCTTCGCTATGGTCTGAAATACGTTGAAGAGCAGGAAATTCTCTTCGGTGACGGTACTGGCGCGCATCTGGATGGCATTGTGCCGCAGGCGTCTGCGTATGCTGCTGCGTTTTCAGTTGAGCAGCAGAACGGTATTGATGATCTGCGTCTGGCCATGCTGCAGGCGCAACTGGCACGCTTCCCGGCATCCGGTCACGTCCTTCATTTCACTGACTGGGCGAAAATTGAACTCAGCAAAGACACGCTCGGCCGCTACATCCTGGCGAACCCGGCAGCGCTGACCGGACCAACCCTGTGGGGCCTGCCGGTGGTGGCGACCGAAGCAGCGGCATTCCTTGGCAAGTTCCTGACTGGCGCATTCAATGCGGGTGCACAAATCTTTGATCGTGAAGATGCCAACGTGGTGATCTCAACCGAGAACGCCGATGACTTCGAGAAAAACATGATTTCGATTCGTTGCGAAGAGCGCCTGGCGCTGGCGGTAAAACGCCCTGAAGCGTTTATCTACGGTACCTTCACTGCGCCTGCTGGTGGCGCATAACCCATAACGGCGGCCTTCGGGCCGCTTTTTTGTCGGGAGAGTGTTATGAAACTGACCATTATCCGTCCCATTTATGTGGGCGGAAAGGTGCTGGTGGAAGGGGATGTGTTTGAAACCCTGGAACAGCATGGCCGGGAGCTTGTGCAAAAAGGCTATGCGCTGACTGTAAAATCCATCGATGCTGATGAGCAGCCAGAGCAGCCAGAGCAGCCAGAGCAGCCAGAGCAGCCAGAGCAGCCAGAGCAGCCAGAGCAGCCAGAG